TCACGCCAACTGATTATGATGATGAAGAAGATGCGGCTTTTTTGAAGAGTCGTCCACGGCAATACTATTAGGAGGCCAACATGGCAGACAAACAAGCAATTATGATGGCTTTGAAAGAAGCTATGGGTGGCTCAACTCGCCCTAAAGCACGCCCGAAGACGATTGGTGGCGGCATGACCGACGGGACGCGCGGTCCATCCCCTATGCGTAAGGCTGCTGGCGGTGGTATGGGTGACGGCACTCGTGGCATCCCTCCTGAGCAAAACTACAGCGAAGAAGACCTGATGCGTTTGCTCATGTCTGCTGGCGCTAAGTCTCCTAAAAAGCCTGCTGGTATGATGCGCGGTGGTAAAGTTCAGGGTTATGAGGGTGGCGGTGCTGTTCGCAAAAAGAAACCCAAGAGCGGCTGCGTCATGAAAGGCCGTGGCGGCAAGTACAAAGGAATGAAGTAATGGCTAAAACTCCAAAGAAAACCAAGACTTCACGTACTGGCGCTCAGTATTATCAATCGGATAGACAACGCAAAGCCCGTCTGAACGCAAAGCCCGGTAGTCGTACTGAAATGGATGATCTAATCCGTCAAGCCCTTATGGAAAAAGTTTACTCTGGTGAGCTTTCTCCTGAAAGAGCAGGCAATATGAACTCAGGTGTGTTTATTGACTCTATTGATGACGCTTACCGTAGTAAAAGGAAGAAATAATGAAAACGACTGAAAAAGATGGCGTTATCAAAGAAGTCATGCCGAAAGAAGGCACGCCTTCAACTAAGATGGAAAACTCAGGTCACTCCCGTGGTGGCGGTGCAGCACTTAGCGGCACTAAATTTACTGGAGTAAAGTAATGGCTAAAATCGTTATCAACATAGACATGGATGAGCTTACGTCCGGTATCAACCAAGTCGTTGATGACGAGGTTTTTGAGGATATGGAAGAGGAGTTCTTTTGTCCTATTTCTACTCAGGAATCTAAAGTAAACGATGAGAATCGTGAAGCTGCCATTCAAGACAACTCATACGGTTCCTCCGAAAAACGTAAAGAAAAATGTGGTGTTTGCGAGTATTATGACATTCGTGCCCTTATGTTAGATTGCGTTGAAACCGGAATCGGCATGGAAGAAGGCGCTAAAGTGGGTTACTGCACTAAGTTAGACTTTACCTGTGCGGCTGAGAATGTTTGCAACGAGTTTGAAAAAGGCGGTCCTATTACCGACTTTGACGATGTTGACATTTACGAGCCTCTTGAGGGGAACGAAAAGGATATTTTCTAATGGCTATTGAGCAAGGTCTAGGCGCGGGTGGAACTCCAGAGGAGCTTCTTATAGAGGCGGCTATTGAAGACACCACGCGTATGCAGGAAATACCTGAGCTTCCAGCAACTCCGGGCATTACTGAATTTGACGATGGTAGTGCCGTTGTTGGTGAATACGAAGAAGAATCAGAGCCTTTGGAAGAAATCCCATTTGACGGCAACTTAGCTGATGTCATCGAAGAAGCGGAATTGATGTCTATCTCCTCTGAGCTTGTTGGCTCAATCGAGGATGATTTCTCTGCACGTCAGGACTGGGAAGACACATATAAAAAGGGACTTGAGTTCCTTGGTATGAAGACCGAAGAGCGCAGCGAGCCTTTTGCTGGTTCTTCTGGCGTTATTCACCCGTTGCTTGCTGAGAGCGTTACGCAGTTCCAAGCGCAAGCCTATCGCGAATTATTGCCTGCCACTGGCCCTGTTAGAACGCAGGTTGTAGGTGCGCAGAACGAGGTCTTGGCCCGTCAGTCTGAGCGCGTCAAAGACTACATGAATTACATGATCACCTATGAAATGGAAGAATACGATCCTGAGTTGGATCAGATGTTGTTCTATCTCCCTGTGATTGGTTCTACGTTTAAAAAGATTTACTTCGATCCGTTGAAGGGTCGCGCTGTCAGTAAGTTCATTCACGCTGAGGACGTTATCGTTCCTTACGGCGCTTCTGACTTGGCATCGTCGCCTCGCATCACGCATCGTTTGACTATGGACTCCAACGACATTCGCAAGTTGCAGCTTGTTGGCTTCTATAAAGACATTGATTTGCCTTCAGGCTCTAACTACGACGATGCCTCTATGGGTGAAGTTGAAGAGTCTATTGATGACATTCAAGGTGTTCATCCTTCAGGTTCATCTGAGGATGTAACTCTGTATGAAGTTCACACGTCCTTGGACATCGAGGGATTTGAAGACATGGGTGAAGACGGAGAGCCTACAGGCTTACGTCTACCTTACATCGTTACGATCATTGCTGATTCTGGTGATGTTTTATCCGTGCGTAGAAATTTTGACCCAATGGACCCGATGAAGCGTGCGAAGCAATACTTCGTTCACTACAAGTTTCTTCCGGGTCTTGGGTTCTACGGCCTTGGCTTAACCCACATGATTGGTGGCTTGGCTCAGGCATCTACGTCTATTTTGCGTCAGTTGATTGATGCAGGAACGCTCTCCAACTTGCCAGCAGGCTTTAAGGCCCGTGGCGCTCGCATTCGTGACGAAGATTCTCCCCTTCAACCGGGCGAGTTCCGCGATATTGACGTAGTTGGGGGCACCCTGCAAGGCTCCCTGATGCCCCTCCCTTTCAAGGAGCCTTCGCAGACGCTCTATAACCTTCTAGGAACGCTTGTAGACGCTGGACGCAGGTTCGCATCAATGGCCGACATGAAGGTCGGTGAGATGAGCGGAGATACGCCCGTAGGCACGACTATGGCTATCATGGAACGTGGCACGAAGGTTATGTCTGCTATTCACAAGCGGCTGCACTATTCTCAAAAGATTGAGTTTAAGCTGCTTTCCAAGATTTTCTCAGAGACTGTTCAAGCGTATCCTTACCCTGCTGACATGCAGCAAGGACCGGAAATCTTTGGTCAGGACTTTGATAACCGCATTGACGTTCTTCCCGTTTCTGACCCTAACATTTTCTCTATGTCCCAGCGCATTGCTCTGGCGCAGACAGAATTGCAGATGGTTCAGTCAAACCCAGAAATTCATGGCGGACCACAAGGTCTTTATCAAGCGTACCGCAAAATGTACGAGGCGCTGGGCGTAACGAATATTGATGGCATATTGCCACCACCTCCACCCCCACCACCTCCAGTCAATCCGTCTAAAGAGAATCAAAACGCATTGATGGGCGCTCCTTTGCAGGCATTCCCTGAGCAAGACCACGAGGCTCACATAGAGGCTCACATGGCGATTATGTCGTCTCCGGCTATGCAGCTTAACCCTAACTCCATTATGGCCCTCCAAGGGCACATACAGGAGCACATAGGTATGCTTGCTGAGGCACAGGCACAGCAGGAAGTCATGAGCCAGATTCCACCTGAGCAAATGCAAATGATGCAGCAGCAGTCTATGATGCAGCCACCCCCACCTCCGGGCCAGCCACCGATGGACCCCCAGCAGATGATGATGCAGCAAATGCAGCCTCAAATTGACGCTATGGCGGCTCAAATTATTGCCGATCTAACTGAAGAACTTGTTCAGGCTATGATGCCAGAAGAGCAAGGCGATCCTTTAGTTGATATTCGCAACCAAGAGCTTCAACTGAAAGCCGCAGACTTGCAGCGCAAACAAGAAGAGTTTGATGCAAAGCAGGCGTTCAACGAAGAGAAAGAGCGCAACGATGTATTGGTAGCGCAACAGCGCATTGATGTATCTGAAGCTGCTTTGGAAGACAAAACTAGGATTGCAGAAGAGCGGTTGCAAGCACAGCGCGACATAGCCTCTATGAACGCAATGAGCAAAAGGACGACACAATGACATCAACTGTTAGAGCAAAGATGGCGCAACAAGAGAAAGAGAAAAAGGTAGCCCAAAGGCTATCTGAAAATCCTGTTGTCGTAGAAATGGTAAGGGCGCGTAATGAAGATGGACACTTCGTCAAAGACGACCCCAGTACGCCAGCAAACGAAGCGTGGGTTGAAAAACCAAAAGCAGTCAAAAAAACTGCTGCAAAGAAAAAAACCACTTCCAAAAAAGGTAAGTAGGTTTAGTAAAATAGCCAGACCCCAGAAGTTCCAAGGAATTTTCTGACTTTCTGGTATTTATACTTGTATTTCCCGCATGGTAGCATACTGTATGTGGTATGGATGCTTTACATTTAGTTGATTATTTGCTGAAAAGCATACGTGAGCGTGATGCCCGTCTAAAGGACAGGCTCGCGGACAATTCGATACAGACCTTTGAGGAGTATCGGTACTTAGTGGGTGAAATACGCGGAATGGCCTACGTCGAAGACGAAATTAAAACCGCGATGAAAGGCTTGGAATACGAAGATGACTAGCAAGTTATTTGTGCCCGATCATGTTGCAAGGGCAGCTCAAAAGGCTATAAAAGACAACACTTCGATGCCAAAACCAATTGAAAATGCTTTTGGTAAGAGTGGCGAAGACAAAAACGCTGAAGATCCGTCCCAGATGGAATCATCATCAATTGAGAGACTACCGCAGCCTACAGGCTACCGTGTTCTTATCATCCCTTACTACCCAAGCGCAAAGACCAAGGGGGGCATTATCGTCCCTGACTCCGTTCGTGAGCGTGAGTCTTTTGCTACGGTAGCGGCTTATGTCGTTAAGTTAGGACCTGATGCTTATGCAGACACCCAGAAGTTCCCAAATGGTGCTTGGTGTAATGAGAAAGATTGGGTTCTTATAGGAAGATATAGTGGAAATAGGTTCAAAGTGGAAGGTCTTGAGGTTCGTGTTATAAATGACGATAATATTATCGCCACGATCCTTGACCCGAAGGACATTTCTTATGTATAAGGCAAGGGAGAACAAGGAAAATGGCTATGTCTGAAGATATTCGTGAAGACGAAGATTTTGCTGATGGCGCATCTGTTGAAGTCGAAGATGATGACAGCAATGATGAATACGAGGTTTCCTCATCTGATGAAGATGAGAGTGAAACCCGAACAAATGTTCGCAAAAAATCTGACGGTGACGATGAGCTTGAAAATTATAGCGAATCCGTACAGCGTCGAATCAATCAATTAACAGCAAAGCGTAAACAGGCTTCCGAGGAAGCTAGTGCTGCTGTTCAATACGCTCAAAATATGCAGCAAGAAAACGCTCAAATGAAGCAGCGTTTGCAGCAAATGAGTGTTGGTTACAACTCAGAAACTGAAAATCGCTTGAAGGCTCAAGAGGTCCAAGCGACTCGCGCTTACACTGAAGCTAGTGAAGCTGGTGATTACGAAAAAGCTGCTAAGGCGCAGCAAGCGTTGTCTCAGATCGCTGTGGCCAAAGAAAAAGTGCGTGTGCAGAAGGTCAAACTTCAACGCAGCCAACAAGCTGCACAGCAACAGCAACAGCAGCAACCTGTACAACAACCTGTACAACAGCAAGTACGACAGGCTCCGCCTCAACAGCGTGATCCTAAGCTGGATGGTTGGCTTGAGAAGAACTCTTGGTTTGGTAGTGATCGTGTAATGACACGCGCAGCCCAAGCCATTCATGAAGAACTTGTTCTGGAGCAAGATTTCGACCCAACGTCAGACGATTACTACAAGGAAATCGACTCTCGTATGCGGAAAGAAATGCCTCAGAAATTTAATACGGGGAAACGGTCCAACGCTCAGACTGTAGCTCCGGCGTCCAGTGGACGGTCAGTAAAATCAGGGCGGAAGAAAGCGGTGGAATTAACACCGGGTCAAGTGGCATTTGCGAAAAAGATGAGGATTCCCCTCGAAAAATACGCAAAAGAAGTCGCAAAAATCAGTAGTCGGAGAACTTAAAATGGCAGACAGGACACCACGCGACACAGGTACGCGGGAACGCTCAGAGCGTTTACAAGAATGGCGACCCGGTTCTGCCTTGGAAGCTCCCGAACCACCAATCGGTTATAAACACCGTTGGATACGCGAATCCGTAATGGAATTCGACGATAAGACAAACGTTCATAAAAAACGGCAAGAAGGCTGGGACCTCGTTCGCGCTGAGGAATATCCCGAATATGTAGGGCCTGTAGTAGATGAGGGACGCAACGCTGGCATCATTGGTGTTGGTGGCCTTGTTCTCGCACGCATCCCCAACGAAATGGCCGAACAGCGGAATAAGCACTATCAAGGTGTTTCTCAAAATCAATTGGATGCAGTGGATCGTGACTGGATGCGTGAAAACAACCCAGCCATGCCTAAACTGAATCCTCATCGTAAATCTTCCGTGTCTTTCGGACAACGAGGACGCGGGAACTCTGAAGGAGAGTAAAGATGTCTAACCAAGACGCTTCTTTTGGCCTTCGCCCTGTTCGCACGAGCACTAGCTCGCAGCGTCAGAATCGCTATCGTATTGCTTCAGCATACGACACAAATATCTTCCAAGGTGACATGGTTAAAGCCGTCACTGGTGGCGGTATTGAACGTGTTGTTGCTGGTGCGACTGATTTGATTCTGGGCGTATTTAATGGCTGTTCATATGTCGATAACACAGGTAGCATTGTCTACTCAAACTATTGGCCTGCTGACACCGTAGCTACGGAAATCACCGCTAATGTGATTGATGACCCTAGCGCAACTTTCGAAATCCAAGCAAACGCTGCATTTCCTGTAGCTAACTTGTTTGGCAACTTCGATATTGTTGACCAAAGCCCTGTAGGAAGCACCACTGGTGGTACTTCACGCATGGAATTGGCTGTCTCTACCATCGCGACAACCGCTGGTTTGGCACTCAAAGCAATCGACATTTCTCAAGACCCTGAGAATAGCGATGTTTCCGCCGCGAACACTAACGTGATCGTAAAAATCAACAACCACCTGTTCAGTGCTGGCACTGCGGGTCTGGCATAAGGAGACTGAGTTATGGCTATTTCACGTTCACAACTCGTCAAAGAGCTAGAACCGGGCCTAAACGCTCTGTTCGGCATGGAGTATGATCGCTACGAAGGCGAACATGCTGAAATCTTTGACACAGAATCTTCAGACCGTGCGTTTGAAGAAGAGGTCATGCTCGTCGGATTTGGGAATGCTCCCACAAAATCCGAAGGTTCTGGCGTCGAATTTGACAACGCAAATGAAGCGTACACTGCTCGTTACTCACACGAGACAGTTGCTCTTGCATTCGCGTTGACTGAAGAAGCAATCGAAGACAACCTGTATGACCGTCTTGGTGCTCGCTATACGAAGGCGCTTGCGCGTTCTATGGCACACACTAAGCAGGTTAAAGCGGCAGCAGTATTAAACAACGCGTTTAATTCTAGCTTCGCTGGTGGTGACGGCGTTGAGCTTTGCTCGACTGCTCACCCGCTTTCAGGTGGCGGTACTTTCCGCAACGAGCCATCAACAGCGGCTGATCTCAACGAAACTTCGTTGGAAAATGCGTTGATTGACATCTCGACCTTCGTAGATGAGCGTAACATGATTATTGCTCTGCGCGGCACTAAAATGGTTATTCCACCACAACTGCAATTCGTTGCAGATCGTTTGTTGGAATCAACATTGCGTGTCGGCACAGCAGATAATGATGTAAACGCAATTCGCAACATGGGTATGCTTCCAGAGGGTTACACTGTTAACCACTTCTTGACAGACCCAGATGCGTTCTTCATCAAAACTGACGCGCCTAACGGCTTCAAGCACTTTGAGCGTTCACCTATGCGCACAAACATGGAAGCCGACTTCGACACAGGCAACATGCGTTTTAAAGCTCGTGAGCGTTATAGCTTCGGCTATTCCGATCCACGCGCTGTATTCGGTTCGCCCGGAGCGTAATAAACTGATCTTTCAGTTGAGTCAGAGGCGGTCTTCGGATCGCCTCTTTCTTTTTGTTCTGCTTTGTTGTATTGTTGGGTTATCCCTGACAGTCACATCCCGTGGCTGACTTAACCCAGACAGGAGATAGACATGGGTAATACTACTTTTTCAGGCCCGATAAAGGCTGGAACCATTAAAAATACTACAGGAACAACTCTTGGTTCTGACGTTGCAAACGTTGGTCAAGTTGTTATGGCGCAAACATTTTCAGCAGATTTATCTGGTGGTGCTTTAGCGGCAGTCGTAACTGACGTTGTAATTCCTGCAAATTCTCAAATTATTGATTGTGTGATTGATGTAATCACCGCAGCAAGCGGAGCTACCAATTTAAGCGTAGGAGATACCGTAGGCGGCGCGGCTACCGTCCTGAACACATACGCTATTGGCACAGATGCAGGTCGTAAATATCCTACAACTCAAGCTGGCGCGGCTTTAGCTTGGCAAGACACAGGTACAGCAGATATTAGGCTTACTGTTACTGCTTCTGCTGCTACAAGCGCAGGTTTAGTTCGTGTTACAATTACATACGCGCAAAACAACAACTTAGCGTAATAGGAGGTTAACATGGCTGGACCAGTAAAGGCTTATGCTTGGCCCCAAGGGACAACGGCTGGAATCGTTGGCCCTGCACGCTCTCGCATCCGTCAAGTAGTGATCTACGCAGAGACTGCTGGATCGTTTACCATGAAGAATGGCACAGGTTCTGGCGATGATTTAATCGTTCAGCCTTTTCCTGTAGGGATGCACGTCCTAAACATTCCTGATGATGGCGTACTAGCTACGGATGGAGTTTATATCCACGCGTTCACAGGCTCTAATAACGATTTGACAATCTTTTTGTCTTAAATAAAAAATGGCGGGGAACAAGAAGTCACTTGTTGCCCGTCAATTCATACCAATAGGTGCTTAATGTCTGTTGAAAAAAGCGGAGAGAAGTTTTCAGGCTACAATAAGCCGAAACGCACCCCCGGTGGGAAGAAGAAGTTCGCCGTTCTTGCCAAAAAAGGCGACAAAACCAAGATTGTACGCTTTGGGGACCCTAAAATGACCATAAAGAAGGGTATTCCGGCGAGAAAGAAGAGTTATTGCGCTAGATCAGGTGGAATAACAGGAACAACAGACAAATTCAGCGCGAATTATTGGTCGCGTAAGGCATGGGATTGTTAATATGGCCACGGGCAGATCACAGTCGGCTAAACAGGTGACAAAAGGCAAGAAAAAGGGCGCAGATGGCAAGGCTTGCTGGAAGGGCTATCGTTTCGCCGGAACAAAAGCTGGAAAAGACAAGTGCGTTCCTGTAAAAAGGAAAAAACCCGCCTCAAAGCGAAAGAAGAAGTAAATGACCGTATCAGGCTCAACAGACTTTGAATTAGACGTAGCAGACTACGTTGAAGAGGCTTTTGAGCGTTGTGGCTTGGAAGTTCGCACCGGATATGACCTAAAAACAGCCAAAAGGTCCATGAATTTGATGTTTGCTGACTGGGCAAACCGTGGTTTAAACCAGTGGACTATCGCTCAAAAGAACTTCACAGTCGTGTCTGGAGACGGCGATTATGACCTCGGAAAGTCCACAATTGACGTATTATCGCTCGTTGTGCGCCGTGATGGCACCGATTACGCTCTAAATCGCATAAGCAGAGACGAATATCTCAACATTCCGACCAAATCGACAACTGGTCGTCCTACGCAGTATTTCGTGGATCGCCTTATAAATCCTGTCATTAAAATGTGGCCTTTGCCCGATAATAGCACCGATGTGGTCTATTATGACGCCCTAATCAGGCTAGATGACGCCGATAATTACACGAATACACTGCAAGTTCCCTTCCGTTTTTACCCTGCTTTAGCCGCTGGATTGGCCTATTATATAGCCATAAAACGCGCTCCAGACCGCGCACAACTGCTTAAAACGGTCTATGAAGAGGAAATTGGCCGTGCAATGGACGAGGATCGTGATCGCGCATCCTTCCGCGTTGCGCCAGATTTAAGGAATTATCGTTATGTCTAAGTATGCTTCAGGAAAGTGGGCATACGGCATATCTGACCGTTCTGGCTTCAGATACCGACTTAGAGACATGCGCAAGGAGTGGAATGGCCTTCTAGTCGGAAAAGACGAGTGGGAAGCTAAACAGCCGCAGCTTGAGCCTCTTAGAGCAACCCCTGACCCGCAGGCACTGCGCAACCCACGCCCTCAACAGAACGTTTCACAACAAGACAATATACAATGGGGCTGGAATCCAGTAGGAATGGCATACGATGGGGGTTTAACCCCCAATAATTTGGTTGCTACTGGTTCTGTTGGTAGCGTTACGGTGAATATATCATGAGCTTTACATACGCACAGTTAAAAACCGCTATTCAGGACTACACTGAGAACACAGAGGCTACCTTTGTGAACAGTCTCGACATCTTCATCAAGAATACTGAGGAGCGCATCCTTAAAATAGCGCAACTTGAGGTCTTTAGGAAGAATCAGACAGGAAGTATGAGCGCCAGCAACCAATATCTTGCTCTTCCAAGCGACTATCTGGCTCCGTATAGCCTTTCTTACACCACTGGTGGCAATAAAGAATTCGTCTTGTTTAAGGACGTTAACTTTGTGCAGTCTTTCAACCCTGATGACGGCACAACTGGCGCTCCTAGATACTACGCTCAGTTCGATATAGACAATTTCATCTTAGGACCCACACCAGACGTGGCGTATCCAGTGGAATTGCACTACTTTTATAGACCTCAGAGCCTAACGGCTGGCGCTGAGGATGGCACGACATGGTTGAGCACTAATGCTTCTGTGTCCATGCTGTACGGCTCTCTGATTGAGGCTTATACCTTCATGAAGGGTGAGGCCGATCTAGTTCAAAACTACACTCAACGGTTCACTGAGGCGCTTTCTCGCGTCAAAAACTTCGGTGAATCACAAGAGGTCACTGACGCTTATCGAACAGGTCTTATTCTGCGAGAAAAGACATGATAGGCGACTTAAACCGAACAAATGTCAAACTTATAAGGAGATTGTGACATGGCCTTTACAGGTAACTTCATGTGTACGAGCTTTAAGAAAGAGCTTCTTGAGGCCGTGCATAACTTTCTATTAAGCGGTGGAGACACCTTTAAGATTGCGCTTTACACAAATAGCGCAGCCTTTACGGCTGCGACCACTGCGTACACTGCAACCAACGAGGTCACAGGGACAAACTATGTCGCTGGGGGCAACACGTTGACGCGGATTGATCCAGCAAGCTCTGGTACGACTGCATTTACTGATTTCGCAAACACAACATGGGCGTCATCCACGATCACAGCGCGTGGCGCGATGATTTACAATGACACGGCGGGTGGCAACCCTGCTGTAGTTATTCTGGACTTTGGCTCTGATAAAACGTCTACGAACGGTGACTTTACTGTCG